AGCTTTCAATTAAAATTTAATGAAAAGTTTGATTGTGTTATTACGCATTTAGGGCAAGAGATTAATGCAATGACTCTTTCGACAGGTGAACGTAAAAAAGCAGATTTCGTTATTATTATTTCAATCATTAAGATCCTTAAATTAAGATTTCCACAGTTAAATCTTTTATTCTTAGATGAATTATTAAGTTCAGTTGACCAAGATGGTATTTACAACATCTTAAAAATATTGAGCCAGGTTATAAAAGAAAGTAAGATAAATACATTTGTAATCAATCATACTCCGCTTCCGCACGAGATCTTTGATAAAAAGTTACACATATTTAAAGAAAACGGATTCTCTAAGTTTGAAATAGAGGCAATTGAATAAAAATATATAAATTAATGTCAACGTACAATTCAAAATATAATGCAGACGATTCTGTAGTAAGACATATTATTATAGGCCTAATTTCAGACCTTAATAATAAAATTTACTTTGATTTGTTACAAAATTGATTTTTAAATACTCGCTTCACTAACGATATTCCTGTCTAAAGCATCTGCCGTTCTTTGTTCACTTGAAACTACAAACGCTCTTATTGGTGCTTTTGAACTCGACAAACCCTGCGCTATTTGGTTACTTCCTGTTCCCGCTACGATGTTAAACGATGGTGCTGATGGCGTTGCTCCGCCTCCCGATTGACTTCCTGCACCGCCACCCGAAACACTTTTACTATCCGACAAAATATCTTTAATTGCTTTCCCTGCTCCGACTGCTGACAATGCTATACCCGATATTGTTTGCGCTGTGTTTATACCTACAAACGGTTGTCCAGCTGTTAATGGCGAAGCTGCTACTGCTAAAGCGTTTGCTGTTGTTAAAGCTGATAAAGATTTAGAAACGGATGCCACTTGACTTCTAACGATTTCAGTAATAGCTAAAGCCTTAGAAATTGCACTACCTTTTTTAGATAAAGCGTTTATAATTCCTAAAGTATTATTTGCAATATCAATCTTTTGTTGCTCAATAATTTGCTTTTGTCTTTTTACTCTTTCGGCTTCTGCTATTTCAGCATCAGCTTCTTTTTTAGCAATAGCTGTTATCTTATCCGATTGCTCTTGTCTGTTTTCAATATCTAATTGTCTTTGCGCAAACTCAGCTTCGTTGGTTGCTATTTGTAAGGCAGTTAATCCCTCTCTTACACTTTTGTCAAACTCTTCTTTTTCTTTTAAAGCCGTTAATCTATCCTCAGCTTCTTGCTTTCTTAATTTTTCATTAGATTCTTTCTGCGCTTGTCTTTTTGCATCAGCTATAGATAAATCACTTTCTAAATCTTTTATTTTTTCATCGTTAACGCTTTTAAAATATTCTTTTTGATTTTCTGTTAATTGCTTATTAATACTGGTTACTTGTTCTGCTGATAATTTTCTATTTTTTAATAAGTCCTCTAAGCGTTTTCTTTCGTTTACATAATTATCATAACGCTCCTTCTCGGTTTCTGCTTCTATTTTTGCTATTTCATTTTCTGATTTACCCGCTATTTTTGCGCGTAAAACCCTCTCTCTATTCACGTCCTGTAAAGATGAAATGCTGTCTTTATAAAGTTGGTTTTGTCTTTCCAAAGTTAAATTTAAAGCGTCTATGGCTGACTTTTCATTCTCTGTTGCCTCCGCACTCTCGTTCATTTTAGAAATGAATAGCCCTAATAAAACTACAATAGCACCTAATCCAGTTGATACTAAAGCAATACGCAAAGCCTTTAATGCTCCCGTTGTGCTACCAACCACTAAAGTATAAATCTTTTGTGCTGTTGTTGCAATCGTTGTTCCTTTGGTAAATAACGCAGTAGATTCAACAGCGTCTTTAACAGTCATAGCTAAGCCACCTGTTAAATCATTTAACAAGCCCATAGCCCCACCGTTTTCTAAAATAGCATTACCGCTATCTTTCAATCCTGACTTAAGTTCTCCAGTAGTAGCATTTAACTGCTTAAACTTTTGATTTAACTTTTCGGTTTGCGCAATAGCTTGTCCGCTTCCTTTGGTATTTACCGTTATATTTACAACTTTCTCGATTGCCATTTTCTAACTATTTTTGTTTTGAAAGTTTTAAAGTTTGTTACTAATTCATACTTACCCTTAGCGATTTCAGTATATTCTCCTGCGCCGTAGTAATCTAACTTTTGCAATAAATCTATTATATCTGCTATCATTACGTTACTACTGTTACTGCTATTGAAACCCAACCCGCATCTGTTTTATCATAAATTAAAGCCCCTGCAATAATAGATAAAGCATAAACTTTAAATCCTGTTGGTTTACTTACGTATGTAGCGTCTAAGGTTGCTAGACTTAAAGCTGTTGTTGTTGCGTTAACAGCGTAGTCTGTTCTGTCATATAACTCCGTAAAATTATCGTTGATTTTTTCCCCTCCATCCCTTAAGTTGTCACCAGTTCCGTCATTAACGGTTGTTCCTAATTCTATTGTTTGTTTAGCCATTATCCCAAGTTATTTTATTACTATCAAAAGTTACTATGTTATTGTCAAAAGTTACGCCTCTTGCTGTTTGAAATACAGTTACCTCAACTTGCTGAAGCGTTTGCGAGTTAATTATTGTTACTATTGCACTTCTATCTAAAGAAGTGTCATTTTCGTCAAAATTAAGCGAAACAACATTACCTGAAGCCGTAGCAGAAACCCATAACTCTGTACTATTATAATCAAAATTCGCAAGGTTTGTTACATAGACGGTTGTCGTCTGCTCTTCATAGTTTACAAAAACCTGACGTCTATCTACGTTGAAAACATTTAATCTATTATCAAATGAATTAATAAGTTTTAAACTTACATCACCATTTAACAAATTGAAGTTATAATTGTCTATTCTATAATAATTATTTAGTATCTGAATAACATCGTTTAATTGTAACTTTGTCATTATTCGATACGGCACGTTCTTTGCTGTATAAGTAAAGTTTCTACGTTTGATATTAAATATAGATTCTATATAATCTTTATAGTAATTTGTGTAAAGTGTATTACTAATTAAACTACCGTCCCACTCGTTAAACTCTTCTGAAAATATAGTTGAGTATTGAGGCTCAACAAATCCCTGTGTATGTGATGGAGTGTTTAAAAAATTAACTCTTACCCTTGTATCTGTATCGTCTATAAAAGCTATTGGTTTAGACGTAACGTTTTGATATGAGTTATAGAATAAATGCGGAGCAGGATTTACTTTTTCTATTTGTTCATTAAATATTCCCCCATACATTACTCCAGTCTGAACATTGTCGTTAAGGTCGTTTAACCTTTCATAAATAAATTGCTCAAACGGAACTTTAACTTCTAAACTTTCCCCATCTAATAAAAGTCCATCCTCATCCCTAATAGTTAAATCCTCATCGCCATAAGCTACTGACGTATTAAGTTTAAATTGTGAATTTAATATTGTTGTTGGTTCTTCAAAATTAAAATTAATTTGATTTAATAAGTTGCCTCTTTCAACTTCATTACTTGTAAAATCAACGTAGCGAGTAAAGTTGTATAACTTACCCTGCGCATAATAATCCTTTAACGTGTTAATATAAACGTTGTCGTATCTATCGGCTATCACTACTAATTTAAACATTCTAAAAAGCCCCGAAAGAAAATCTATTACTTTTATTTTGGGGATATTTTCAGATACTACAAAATCAAAAGTAAGGCTATCTAACCCTGTTGTTATGTAAGTAGTATTAACAGTAGTTCCGGCAGTTACAACTTTTTTATTTTGGTCAAATTGAACATCATAACTGAATATTTCGCCTGTAGTTATTTCGTAGTAAACTTCAATATCTTCTGACCCTTCTGTTGTGCTTATAGTTTGGCTAATAGCAGAACTACCTGTTTTTTCTATTGATGATATTGCAACTCCATTTCTGTAAGTTGTAATTGTATAAGGTACTGTTTCATATCCTGTGTCGGGCGTAATTCTTATTACGTTTATAAAATATTGTCTAAAGTTAAAGCTTATCCAACTTACAGGAAATGTAGCTACATCTGTTGCAAGGTTAACATAGGTTGTAGAGCCTCCCGTAAAGTTAACCCTCTTTGTTCCTCCTTTAATGCTGTCTCCATTGTTTAGCCATAAAAATAAATCTGTAAACTCTGTGCGTCCGAAAAAATCTCTACTAAAAGTTACATCGTATTTATTCTCTATTGCTTCAATTATCTTTATAGCCTTTATAGACGGATTTAAATCCCTCCAAAACACCCCAGTATTAGAACCTCCCGCCCAAGCAATATTTGCTAACGTTGCTGTGTTAACATTATCCGAACCTATGCCATTATAATAAAGCTGTTTCTTTGAGAATAAATTATAAATCATATTACCGCTAAAAAAAGAAAATGCACCAGTAGTGCTTAATCCCGATAATACGTTGTCTGAATTATAGTTGTGGTCAAAAGCAGACAAATCTAAATCGCTTAATAAATCGTCTTTAAATTTATCCTTTAACGAAACTAAGTTACCCCAAAAGTTTATAGTATAAGCGTATGGTTTACCCTGCTTAACTTGTACTTTAGCCAAACGCCATTTACCATACTTAAACGGAATACCTTTTAAATCAATACGCCCAGAAACTTTTACCCTTGCGTCGAAAGTATTATCAATGTTTGCATTGTAGTAATGCTTAAATACTTTGTTGTTAATATGCGAAGCGGGAACTGTAAAGCTCTTTGTGTATTCAGTTGTGTTTTTAGTAATATCATTAACATTGGCGATAGAGTTGTTTAACTCCACGCTTTCATCTTTGAACGTGTCAAGTTTATAGTTACCGATATAAATATCAACTATCATATATTGTTTATCTCATTAAATGCGTTCTCAAACTCTATTTCATAATTGATAAGTCTATCTTTTTGACGTGTTTTATACTCTAAAGATGAACTAGAAACGTTTAAAGGCGTGAAAACCTCGTCTGAATATTGCCAAACTCTCTCACTCAACAACAATTGTCTAAAGGTTTCATTCATAACCTCAGAAACAAACCCACTATTTACTTTAAATTTAGTACGTCCCTGTACGTTAAACTTAACAAATTGGTGGTTTCCAACGTTAGGTTGTCCTCTATTGCTTTCAAACTCTTCTTTAGAAGTGCTTAAACTTTCGCTTTTAGCCTTGAAAAACGTTAAAAATTGTAATGCACCCTCTTTATTTTGGAAACAAATATCAATCGGAGTGTATCTACACTCATCTGTTATCAATAAAGTAGTAGTAACACCATTAAAAACAATCTCTATATACTCATCAGTAGTGGCTTCTGATACATCAACCCAAAGATTTTGTACCATTTCAATAGCTAATAATGATTCAGGAGGTGTTATTTCGTAGTCTATTTGATTGTCGGGATATGATTTAACTGTTATCACGCTGTATAAATAAAAATGTTAGAATAATAAATATCAGTACCCACGCTTTTTAATCTAAACCATCTGTCAACATCGGGATAGTCATAATCACAAGCAGGACTTATTGAGCTTTCTATCTTGTCAGTCCAAGTTACTCCGTCGTCTGTGCTGTCTTGTATAATTACAGTTGAGTAAGCGTAAGGGATATTAAACTCAAACACAACACAATCCCCATCGTAATCCGTTATCGTTGCAAAGTATGTTTCTACTGGTTCTGATTCCTCAATCATAATAGGCAATACAAAAAATCCACCTCTGTTTACTTTAAACTCTGTTCCTGTAAGTAGTATTTTATTTGTAGGTATCTGTGAGTTTTCGCCATCCATTCCATAACCATAACCTGCCGTCATTAACGTAGTAGTTTCGTAGTTTGGCACATAGTCATCCTCATCAGTTGTAGTATAAAGTATTTGCGTCTTTACCCAATACTGATTGAAGCCGTCTATTAACTCGGTTAAAATTGTGTCAAAAGGTGTGAAGTCTATAAAGTCATTTACGATTAATGAAATATCTATTTTATAATCGTCAACCGATTCCGTTACGTTAGTTATGGTTATCTCATATGTTGCGTTTGTAGGCACTATGTTTTTTAGTCCGTTCCAAACGAAAACCTGTAATGTAAATGAACTACAAGTTAACCCACTTATCGGAGCTACAAATGGTATCGTTAAATAATAAGGCGATAAACTTTTAATCATTTTAAACTATGTTTTAATAAATCATCTAATTCTAAAGCGTATGTTTCAATTAAGTCATCGGGCAATCTTTTAAACGCTAATTCAAAAGGTTTGCTAAAAAAGTTTGTTGTTTCAATACCTTTATTCCAAACGCTGTTCCGAATTAAAAAGGCTGTTTGTTCGTAACTCATAAACTTGCCGTTACCCTTATTTTTAAACTGTATTCTTTTACGCTTTACCCAACCATCAACACCTTTAGTTAAACCGCCTTTCATTCCTGTTCCTGTGCCAAACTTAAACGGACTATTCGGAGCTTTAAAACTACTTGAAACCCCTTTAACTCCTAAATCTATAAACTCTCCGTAATCAGTCATTTTAAAAGATAACTGAAAACTATTTTTACTTACATTAAGTTCATAGCTTATCGAGTTGTAAAGTTCTCCAGTATCTCTTTTTTTCTTTTTACTTAAATTAGTTTTAGACTGCTGAACGATATACTTACCGAAGTTATCTAAATATGTTTTAGTCTGGCTCACAAAGCGATATTGTTGTGTTAGGCATTTCTACTTCAAAACTTAATATCCAACCATCTAATATATTGCTACGCACAAATGTTTGTATTTCTAACGTAGGGTTTTCACTTGCTGTAATATTATTCAATTCAAAATCAGTAAACATCTTTAGCCACATTCTATTTAATATAGCCAACGTTTCGTTGTGGTTGTCAACTTCATTATCCTGCTCCCAAAACTTATTAGTTCTAACTTCTTTATTTATATCCCGAATATCAAAGCACCCTACTTGCAAACTAAACTTAACAGTTGAACCGTTTGTAAATCCTGCATCAGTTATATTAATATGAACCAACGGGAATATATTAGCTTTATCTAAATCCAATAACTCAAAATCCCCTTTAGTAACTGTATTAACTAACGCATCGGCATCAGCTAAAGATTTAATGTAGTAGAGTAATTCTGTGTACTGATTCATAACTGTATTTCGTTTTTAGGCTTCATAATCTCTGCCTTTAATTTTTGCTTATCTAATTTGTGCGCTAAGTATAAATGTATTTCGTGAATGTTTATTTTTAAAACCTCTTTATACTTCCATAACTTACCCTTTGCTAACTCATCGATGGTTGCATACCATCCCCACTTTTCAAAGTAATCACTTGCGATTCTTCCCTCGCTTGTTCCGCTTCCGTATATCTCTGGATATAGTTCAGCAATTCGTTTGACAAATTCACAAAAAAAAACAATGCACCATTTACTACGTTCATCGGGGTAAGCTTCATTAGCTCCGCCCATTCACTTGTGCCGTTATAAGGTACAACTGAATAGTTTCCGAAAGCGTCTTTATCTTTAATCGGCCTAAATAATATAGCCATAAGATTATGCAGGGTTTCAACATCCTCTTTGTACTTGCTTAAATCGAAATACTCAGCTCCAGTTATTTTATCTAAAGTAATAAATCCAAACTCCGTGCCCTCGACTGTAAATCTATTTACAAACTCAATAGGAGTGTTTAAAGCTAAATCGATTTGCGCTAACGTTTCGTCAATATCCTTTTTGGAAAGACCGTCTATTTCATTCGGCTTTAATCCTGTAAAGACTTGTATCTTTCTAACATTATGCTGATTATCATCTAACCCCTCACGTTGTAAAAGGTCGTAATACTTTTGATATTGCAAAAGCGTTATATCTGAACTGTTTTCAGGCAATAGTATCTTCATACTATAATAATAAAAAAAAAGGTTTTTTGTTACTCGTTAACGGATTGTTATACCGAAGTTTCTGCCAAGACTTTCCATTTCATGGTATCTTATTGCATCGATAGCGTGGTTAAATTTATCAATAGGTTTATTTAATGCCTCGCTTGTTTTTTTATCCTTAGCCCAAGTATATTTTTGAAGTTCGTTAATTATATTAACTGATTTTTTAGTAACTAAATAACTTTGTTCCTGCATTAATTGAACACCATAATTTATACTATCATTTCCTTTTCTAACTGGATAAGCATTAACCCTATATTTAACAAGTTCATCAATACTTTTCGGCTCTGCGCTATCACAATAAGTTGGTAGTTTAGTATCTATGTACTTAGCTATTTCTGAATTACTCAATCCTTTACTATAACATATCTCGTTAAGTATTCTTTTGTCATTATATTTATAAACTTCTACTATTGCAGTCGGGTCGTTTGAATATCCAAAGTCAATACCATAACCTAATAACTTTGATTCTGGTGGTATTGAATCTATTTGCCTCCAATTACTAAAAACAACACCATCTAAAGCACCTACCATTCCAAGCCCGTAAACTTTCCATTAGAGTTATTAGTATTTTTTTCTATATAAATCAAAGTTTGCAATAATGCAGACTTCCAGTTTTTAATTGGTCTATCGTTTCCGTTTTTC